ACTTATTCCTATTGGCAAGATGATGAGATTGGTACACAAGTTTGGTACTATAATTGTTTACTACAAGCAGATTTGATATTTTGTCACAATGATGTTGATTTAAAATATTATCGTGGACTAACTCAAAGGAGATGTGAGTTATTACAAAGTGTTATGATTACAGATAACTTAGATGGAAATGATTCAGTACCATCTTGCGGTGGTGGTAGTAAAGATGGTGTAATTATTGGTGGTAACTTTGTTAGTGCTTATCGTGGGTTCGATTCTTACATAGTTGGTAAACAAGTAGGACTACCAATTTATGCTCCAACTACTGGTCGAATGAAGCCAGAAGAGAGACAACTTGATATAACTCATCTCGATTGGATGCAATGGTATCAATGGATTCACGTAATATCTAAATTTTATATGGGAGTTCAATTAGGAACACCATCGGCGGGAACATTTAATCTTAACCTATCATTTCATGGAATACCTTGTATTGGTTATGACCAAGTTAATCCACAAAAAGATTTACATCCACAAACTACTATTGAAGAGGGAGACCTAAACAAAGGTATTGAGTTAGCTATTAGACTAAAAGAGGATGTAGCATTTTACGAACAATGTTCAAGAGAGACAAGAAGATTGTTTGAACAAAAATACTCAGAGAAAGTATTTGTCGAAAAGACAATGAAAATATTGGAGTCGTTATGAAACAAATAACATTTGTTATACCAAGTAGAAATAATCTTGAACTACTAAAGTTATGTTATAAGTCTATTAAGGACTTAGGTAATGACCACCACATACTTGTACTAAATGATGCTAGTGTTGATGGTACAGAAGAGTGGTTGAAGAGTTTAGAAGATAAGAACCTACACGTCTACACAAATCCTGGACCAGATAGAGTTGGTATTGTTGGAATGTTTGACAAAGGAATTGAAATGGCATCAACAGACATCATATTTGCCTTTCATGCTGATATGGTAGCTGGTAGTCGTTTGGATGTACACATTTTACAATACTTGGAAAAGGGTAAAGTAGTTTGTGCTACAAGAATAGAACCACCATTACATCCAGAGGGAGTTGAAAAAGTTATATTAGATTGTGGTGTAGAACCAGAGAGTTTTAACAATGATAAGTTTCAAGATAAAGTTAAAGAATTACAAGGTAGATACGGCCCTAAAGATAGTGGTAATGATAGAACCAATGGTATATTTGCTCCTTGGTGTATGTACAAAGAAGATTACTTAGCTGTAGGTGGACATGATGAATTATTTGCTCCACAATCAAGAGAAGATTCAGATTTATTCAATAGATTTTTATTGAAGGGTTATGACTTGATACAATCTTGGGAATCATTTGTATATCATTTTACGAGTCGTGGTAGTAGATATAACAAATATTCTGGTGGTGATATTGGTAAAGACTCACCAGAATGGCAAATGACCAATCATAAGAACATGAGAAATTTTACTCGTAAATGGGGAACAATGGTACAACATGATGAATATATGTTACCAATAGTAACACCAAAGTATGATATAGCTTTTGTAGCTTATAATTGTACTAAATCATTATTGGGTCAATTAGAACCTTGGTGTAGTAAAATATATTTAGACTTGAGTGATTCAGATTGTATTGGTGAATATAAAAAAGAAGAACAACCGAATACAATAATTGACTTAGATGAAAAAATAAAATTGTATGGACATAGTAAAATATCAGAACTACATGATATTTGTGTGGAGTTTGATTGTAATGATTTAACAATGCACAATTTTCAAATACTAACTAACTTACCAAAGATACTTCGAGATAGTGGTGAGGTAGGAGAAATGGAACTTGAAATATTTAAGTTTTGGATTAAATCGTTAAACACATATGAAAAGGAATTGATAGTATGCGAGCATTAGTAACAGGTGGAGCCGGATTTATCGGTACAAACCTAATTAAAAGATTATTGAGTGATGGGTGGAAAGTTGTTTCATTAGACAATTATTCTACTGGATTTAAAACCAATCATTTAGATGGATGTAAGTATTATGAAGTTGAGTTATCAGATAAAGTTTCTATAGAATCTTTAGATGCAATAAGAGTAGCAAATCAGATACCAAAATTTGATGTAATATTTCATCTTGCAGCTTTAGCCAGGATACAACCATCATTTGACAAACCATCAGAAACATTTAGAACAAATGTTGTTGGTACACAAAATATTTTAGAGTACTCAAGAAAGTATGGAAATATACCTGTAGTTTATGCTGGTTCTTCTTCATCACATGGTGACATATATGCTAATCCATATACATTCACAAAGTATCAAGGTGAAGAACTAACTAAGATGTATAATAAGATATATGATACACCAACTGCTATATGTAGATTTTATAATGTGTATGGCCCACATCAATTAACTGAGGGGGAGTATTGTACAGTTGTTGGTATATTTGAAAGACAATTTAAGAATGGTAAACCATTAACCATAACTTGGGATGGAGAACAAAGAAGAGATTTTACTCACGTTGACGATATTGTTGATGGATTTGTTAGATGTGGTAAATCGTTGTGGATTCCTAATGCATATAATGCAAAGGTTAGTGGTGAAGAGTTCGAATTGGGTACTGGAAATAACTACTCTATAAATGAAGTAGCTGATGCGTTTGGTGACTACCCAAGAGAGTATATTGAAAAGAGACCAGGAGAAATGAGAAACACATTATGTACTGATACTAAAGCTCATGAGTTACTTGGTTGGAAACCAAACAAAGATTTAGTTGAATTTATAAAAAAATCTTACGTGGAATGAGTTTTGGTTTACTATTTATTATTGAAAGGTGATACGAAAAAGGATTTAATATCCGAATCAAACGTTTTAGGAGAAGAGAGTTTTGGTAAATTTTATCCATCACATGGATTTGAAGCGTTATATAAAATTATTCACAATGACCCAGAGTCACTTACAGATAGTAAAATATTAACAGATATGGGTAAAGAACTAACACTCACTAAATTTTTCGACACAATAGAAAAACTAAAAATACAAAAAAACACTTGACATTTATGAATTTATTTCGTAATATACATAGGGAGAAAGATGATGTCTAAGTATAATTGGGATGACTACGAAGCTCTCGAAGAGGAAATGTTCGAAGAGAATACAAAATCTCTGAAAACAAAGAAACCAAAAAAGTCTTGGAAGGAGGCTAAAACAAAACGTGAGAATAAACGAAATAATGGGTTTAATAAAAAGCGTAGTAGTAGGTAGTTTTTTACTTGTCGTAGGATGTGATACTCGATATGGACCAGACTACGATGAGGTGTTTTTTGACATAGATGTAAGATTACCATTGGACGAAAATGGTTACTACCATTTACAAATGGATAGAAGTGGTTGGCAAACACTACATAGAATAAGTGGTAGTGTTTATGTAGAAGAAGGTCCAGTGGAATTAATAAGATTTAATTGGTATAGTTCACACTATTGGTACATAGGTGACACACTTGGTTATGTTGTAGAGTTCGGATTAACGGATGACTTAGAGTATGTAAGTTACGACACAAACTATGTTACTTGGTTCAATGGTTCAGAAGTACCAACAACAAATTGTTGTAGTTATAGTAATTCAGATGGAGAAGTAAATAATATGATAGCACCAGTTCAAAGTATGATTGGAGACACTATGACAATTAGTTACACATATAGAGATTATTCAAGTAATCTGAACGAAGGAGAAGTTCAAATTGTATTAGATTAGGAGACAAAGATGAAAACAGCTAAGTACTTTACAGCTACATGGTGTGGCCCATGTAAAGCATTTAAACCAATAATGACCGAAGTAATGAACGAAGGTCATTCAGTACAAATACTCGACATAGACCAAAACAAAGATATAGCACAACAATATAATGTTAGGTCTGTTCCCACTACAGTTATTGAAGAAAATGGTGTAGAAGTTGATAGGTTTGTTGGTGGAATACCAAAACAATCAGTAATTCAGAGGTTATCATGAAGTGGGTGTTAGTTAATAAAGCAGATGAGATAGTTAGTAAGTGTGAGATAGCAAGTGGTGTTGGTATTACTGGTGCTAAAACATATTTTATGGGTATCAAACAAATGGAAGAGAAAGAGTTTGATAAGTTATGGAAAGTGATGAGTGAAGACCATTACGATACACAAAGAGATTTAGCTAACCGACAAGGTAAACAATATGAGTGGTGGAAGGATGACCAAAGTTATTTAGATATTGACAAATGATTGTTAAAGAAGAAAAATTAAAAACACAAGAAGGTGGTGTGTTTGGTTGGATTGTAGATGAAGTTATACCAAGAAGTGTTTGTCAACAATTGATAATGTTAGGTAGACCAACACTAAAACCATCTACTACCTTAGAACCACTTAGAGAGGGGTATAGAACAAGTTCAAATACTTTTCTACATTACAATGAAGGTATGAAACCAGTAGATGATGTAGCTAAAATAGTTACTGATTTGATTGAAGTACCATTAGAAAATTGTGAAGGTATGCAACTTGTACATTATAAACCTGGTCAATACTATAAACCACATCATGATTATTTTCAACCAAATAGTAGTTATTGGGATAGAGAAATTAACAGAGGTGGTCAAAGAACATGGACAGCTTTTTTGTATCTCAATGATGTCAAAGAAGGTGGTACAACAAACTTTCCATACATTGATATGGAAGTTAAACCAAAAGCTGGTAGAATGGTTTTATGGATGAATATGATAAATGGAAGACCAAACAAAGATAGTTACCATGAAGCTAGAGCACCAAAGAATTGTGAAAAATGGGGAGCAAATATATGGGTGAG